AGAATTGTTGCGACCTAGCAGGACATTCGCGCTGATGTTACTGACCGCGAGCGAAGTGTTTGTCATGGTCAAGCCATTGCCAATGGTGATTTCCTGCACATCGCCCGCACTGCCGCTTTGTCTTCCGAGAAGGCGAGAAGCGGCGGAGACGTTTTGCATTTTAGCGTAAGTAACCGCGTCATTGCTGATGGTCGCAACTACACTCCCTAGCCCAATCGCGGTAACATCACCAGTCAACGCTGTAATCGTAGAAGAAGACAAGGTATATAGATTATTATCTAGCGATGTGAGAGAAATGTTTAATGTGGATAATGTGTTTCCAACACTGGAATACTTAGATGCAAGTTCTGGGATGTAATTATAAGGCATAGTGATATTTATAATTGTAAAAACAAAAAAGCGATAGAGTAACTTCTATCGCTTTTCTAAATTTATTTTCAAGAAATATTAGAAGTAATTCTTATCTTTCTTCCCACTGTTGGTTTTGTAACCAGTGTTTTGCTTACCGAAATTGGCATCTCCGTTACCTTTAACATGTGAGGTTGCAGGTTGACGTTTTGCTTTACCGTCATAAGTTCCTTGAGCACCGTGTTCGGCACCTTCTGAACCTTCGGTATCTTCTGGGTCATAACCAGTATCTTGCTTGCTGAAATCGGCATCTCCGTTACCTTTAACATGTGATGTTGCAGGTTGGCGTCCAGCTTTTCCGCTGTAGTTGCCTTGTGCTCCATGGTTTGCACCACCGCCTGTTTGACCATAAGATTCGAGAGGAATTTCATCATTATCATCCACATCATCGAAGCCATCTTCGGACTCAAATTCATCTTCATACTCTTCATCGCCACTTAAAAGATCACACAATTCACCGAGGGTCATTGCACGTAGTTCGGAAAGAGTGAATGTGTCTTCACCTTCTTCTGAACCGTCATTAAAATCGAAAGTGTCGTCATTAGTGTCATCAAAGCCCATTTCACCTTCATCATCAAACTGTTCCATGAAAGTAGAATATAGGGAATCGAAAGTGTTGCTTTCATCATACATCGATCCATTGTAACCACCTTTTTTGCTTTTACCTTTTTTACCTTTCTTAAAAAGTTCAAAGGGTTTCTTTTTCTTAGGGGTGTCTTCTGCGCTATCATCTGCGTCAGTGTCGGTATCAGTTCCCTCGTGGATAAGTCCTGCATCAGGGGACATTTGACCAAGGAAGTTTTCTGCGTAAATTTCATCAAGTGATTTTGCCATATAAGTTTATTTATTAAATTATTTCCATTTTTCTAAATAAACTACATGGGCCGTAAGAAAAACGATCAATATTTAAACAACAACGAGAACTTACCTATTAAGGTAGAATTCGATTACACACCAGAACAAATCGAGGAAATTCGTCGCTGTAAAGAAGACATTATTTATTTCGCCGAGAACTTCTTCTATATTAAAGTGTTGGGGCAAGGTAGACAAAAAATCAAACTCCATGAGGTGCAAAAAGGTATTATTAGAAAAATTACAGACAATAATAATACAATTGTCTGTGCATCACGCCAAACGGGAAAAGCATTAGCATTAGATACCCCTATTCCAACGCCGAACGGGTGGACAACTATGGGTGAATTGAAGGATGGAGATCAAGTGTTTGATGAACATGGAAAAATATGCAACGTGGTTAAAGCACATGAAGTTCGAACTGATAGACCTTGCTATGAGTTAACATTTAGTAATGGTGAGAAGATCGTAGCAGATGAATCTCATGAGTGGTTCACACAAAGTAAAGCCGAAAGGCAGGGTAAGAAAGTGGGTTCGAAAAAAACAACAAAGCAAATTTTTAATAATCTTTTGAGTAAATCAGGCGAACCGAACCATCGGATTTCTGTTGCGGGTGAAGTTGAATACCATGTTAAGGATTTAAACATTGATCCGTATCTACTAGGATATTGGCTCGGTGATGGATTTTCGGCAGGATCACGTATCATAATTGGTCAACAAGATATTGAAAATGCTCTTAAGAATTTTAATTTTATAAAGAATAAATCTTTAATATATCTTCCCTCAAGAAAATGCTACCATTTAAACATTCTTAAAGATGATGACGGCGTCAGTTTTGCTTCAAAATTGAAGCACCATAATTTAATTAATAATAAACATATTCCTGATATATTTCTCCAATCGAGTGTCGAACAACGTCTCGCATTATTGCAAGGACTTATGGATAGTGATGGGCATTGCGATAAAAGAGGGGCATGTGAATTTTCTACCATAAAAAGTCAATTAGCTGAGAATATATCAGAATTGTTAAATTCGTTAGGAATCCAAAATTCTACACGAACGAAAATCCCCACTATAAATGGCAAAAAGTGTAAACCTGTATATATCATCATATTTAAAACGCACAAAAAAATATTTCGTTTTGATCGGAAACTAAACCGACTACCTGAACAAAACGTCAAAGGGCGAAACAATTTTATCTATATAAAAGAAATAAAAGAGGTGAAGTCTGTTCCCGTTCGTTGTATATCAGTTGATAGTCCATCTCATTTGTTTTTATGTGGTAAAACAATGATACCCACATCCAACTCAACTTTGATGACTATTGTGTGTCTATGGTATGCATTATTCCAAAAAGATAAAGAAGTTGCTATCTTGGCTAACAAAGAAGTTCAAGCTAAAGAGATTCTAGACCGTATCAAATTGGCATACGAAGAAATACCTAACTATATTAAAGCAGGTGTATGGACTTTCTCTCAAGAAATCATCCGTCTCACCAATGGTTCTAAGATATATGTTTCCACCACATCCGCAACATCCCTTCGTGGTCGTTCGGTTGATGTGTTGTTCGTTGACGAATTTGCATTCGTTCCTGCTGAAATCGCAGAAGCATTCTTTAAATCAGTTGTCCCTGTTCTATGTTCCGGTCCTGACTCGAAGATGATCATTACTTCAACTCCAAATGGGGTAGGGAATAAGTTCCATGAATTATTTTCTAATGCAGAGAATGGTCGTTCGACAACTTGGGCATGGGATAGAATGTATTGGTATCAAATACCTGGCCGTGATGAAGCATGGAAAGCCAAACAACTTGACATGATTGGTTATGATATGCAGATGTGGAACCAAGAATTTGAAATAATGTTCTTAGAAGATGGTCAATCTGCTATTAACCTTGATGTTATCGAGAGACTTAAAAAGATGTGTTGTTCACCTGATCACTCTTTTGATAATGGAGATTATAAAATTTGGTATCCTGCCGAACCTGAACATATATACGTATTCGGGGTCGATGTCGCCGAAGGTGTCGGACAAGATTGGTCTGTGATTCAAATATTGGATATCACTGATCTCACTAATATTATACATGCAGGTCAGTATGCTGTCAACGATCTTCAACCGTTCGTGTTTGCAGAAAAATTGAACCAAATCGCAAGAGCATGGGGTCGCCCATTCCTATGTGTTGAAAGTAATAAAGAAGGTTCTCAAGTATTAGATGCACTTATCAATGTCCATCATTACGATAACATTGTAACTGTTACGATGAAAAATGATAAACGCGGTTTTCACCAAAAACCAGGTATTTTCTGTCACCAAAATTCGAAATATACGGGTATTATGAATTTCAAATATTTTATCGAACATTTAGAAGTAGTTAAGATATTTGATTTGGCAACACTGAAAGAGTTCGAAACATTTGTCCGTAAAGAGAATAAGACTTGGACTGCTCAAAAAGGTAAACATGATGACCGAGTCATGTCGATGATATGGGCACTTTTCATCCTCGAAAAAGATGTAGCAGAGCAATACCTAAATGTCTTAGAATATGACGAGACTGGTAAACCTTGCCGTATTGCCGATCCGAATCAGGACTTGGCAAATATGTCATTCTATGAACCCGAATCGTATTCTGCATATGCCAAAACAGGAGGTGCTCCACTACCTACGATATTCCATATAGGAGGACAAATGGTGTCCGAACAATCATTTGAAATGGAGAAGTTCAGTATAGGCGGCTGGCAAATAGCATAAATAATTAAATGAATTTCTCTCAATTATACAAACTAGTTTTTGAAGATATCGACTATCCTCTTGCAACTGGTAGAGACGTTCAGGCATTTGCTGGGGATATTGATTGGAAAGGGAAAATTGTATACATGTCACCTGATAAATTTCTTCATCTTGCTGCACCCCTACTTGATGTTCATATAAACAAAGATGGATTATCGAAATTAAACAAAAGATTACTAGATCAGTTACCGACCGACCCTCTAGTGTTATTGGTGGATATGCATCCTGTGAAAAAAGTGAGAGGTCATGAGGGGCGTCATCGTGCATTAGCAGCGAAAAAGCTTGGAATCGAGAAGGTTCCGGTGTTGATTTTCACCGGAAGTATGTATACCCGAACCCCGAAATGGACCCCCGAACAACATGCGGATGTTGAGGATGTAGATTCTTTTCAACCTGAAAGATATTAAATAAATAATTAAATGAAACAGCCCACGCCACCTAATTTAGACCTAGACTGCGAAATCCCAGTAGCAGCAGATGGGTATTATTCAGATGAACAGAGTGTTATAAATCCATCAAGGAAAGATCATTTCCTCTTTGTAATGGACTTACCCCCTGCATTAAAAGATTCTGTTGCGAAAGAAGATAGATTATGTCACAGTGGAAGTTTGGAGAGATTGGAATTCAGTATTTGGGGAGCAGTTATACCCGATATTAGCGTCCCAAAATTAGATATCACATTTGGTGGCCAATCTTGGGCATGGTCAAGTCATAGCCGTCCCTCATACGGAACTATCAATTGTAATTTCACTGTTGATAATAGATATGATAATTATTTCATTTTATGGAAATGGTTGAACATACAAAACCAATCAATCGAAGGAGATCATGTCGATTTCATCAAAGAATACTCATCTAAAATATCTATATTTCCTCTCGATGAATATAAAAAACCAATAGCCGAATTCGTATACCATGATGCATTTATAACAAATATCGGCGGTATAACAAAATCTACCCGAGATGCAGCAGAGACAGAATCCACCTTTTCCTTTGACTTTAGCCAATTAGAGATGCATCTTATATAAATAAGGAATTATCTGTAAAATAATAAATAGTATACATGGCTCAAAATAATCTTGCACCACGTATATCTATCCGTGAAATCGACCGCTCTCAAATTACCGTTCAACCTGCTGGAACTAATGTGTTCCTTGCTGGATTTACTCCACAAGGCCCATCCGATGAACCCTTCAATGTCTCGTCTTTGTCCGAGTTTGAAGAAGTTTTCGGTCTTCCAGAAACTCCCGCTGAGAAATATTCTCATAATGCAGTAAAACAGCTTCTTGAAACCTCCCCTGCGGCAGTCACATTCACTCGTATGCCCTATGGTTCTGGTGCAGGTATCGGCTATAGTGATTCTGTAAATGCCTTGATTTTCCCTGTTATCGGCGTTAGTGCTGTCGAAATTGATCCTTGCGATTATTTCCGTGAAGTTGACGAGACAAATTGCCGTATCAATTTCCCATGGCTAGTCAGTTCTTTCACTCCTCAAGCCGTATGTTTCGGTTCGTCAAACCTTAACTGTCCCCTCAACTCTCTCAATGAGTCTGCCAATGTTCTTTACATTCACGATCATCCTGCGGCTTATGATTCTATTGTGACTGGATTCAAATTCGTTGTCGATGATGATTCAGTTGCCGAGGATATGAAAATTTTCCAACTTCGCCCAACTTTATCGGGTTCAAACACCAACTATCGGATTGTCACTGCATTTTCGCTCTCAAGCATTCCTAACATTACCAGCGATGAAAATCAGAGTAATTTATCAAATGATGGGAAGCGTTTGATTGCGAATCTTGAAAATACATCGTTCACACAAGTAGTAACGATAACAGCAAATTCGAATGTGTCACCTGGACTTACGTCTATTGGTCCTAATACATTATATGTAACCGCAAATACTAGTCTTAATTCCGGTAGTGCTTTATCAGGTATTTTCGTCAAAGAAAACGATGTATTTGCCACTTATTCTTTTGGTGATGGAGTCTTGAAATATTTCAATGCATCTGCTGATCTAGCAGGTAGAGATGTAGCAGGTTCTTATAGAACATCCTATACTGTTCTCAGCTCTCTTTCCACTGGATCGGTGCTAACAGTTACAACATCAGCGGTTCAAGCGACCACACAAGATTCATTGATCGAATTCTGCGCTGTTCCTATCGAAGCAGGTCTTTCATGTGAGACAATTCTTGAACTTGGTCTTCAAGTTCCTGAAAAAGATCGCTATGATTTCTATCCTCTCATCGGTGATGCACAACTTAACGATGCTAACTTCTATGTTCTTGGTGCGCCTATTAGCAAGTCTCTAAATGCAACCGAATATGAATTGCTTAAAAATGAACAATTCAACTGGAAATGCGGTGTCAACGAAAACGTTGAACCTCGCCTTGATGTTGTTAATAACGATGTTCGTGCTGGTATCGTAGTTGTTAATGAGTTGAAGACTGCACAGCTTGAAGATTTCACTGGTTACTATCTTGCATTAAACGACAACCTCAATGTTAACCCTAACACTGATTTCGATGACATTACTGCTGTTGCTGGTTATTACCAAGAACTCTGCCCTGGAGTGTCAGGAGAGTGGATTCAAGTCCCTGAAGAACGTTGGAATTTCAAAGTTTCAGAAACATTCGACGGAACCGCAGGATCGATCTCAGAAATCACTGAAAATGGTGGTGGGATCAATTTCGGAACTAAGTCATATAACGATTCTCTTATCGTCTCGCTGTTCAAACTTCGTCCTACTCGTTTGACCGAAACCATCAATAAGCTCGATCAGATTCTTATCGAACAATTTACTGGCTCGGTAAATGCTGACCGTAAAGTTAATGATGAATATGGTGGTCCTCCAAGATCAGCTTTCATTGAAAATACTGTCAACAACGGTAGTAACTACTTGAAAGTTCTTGTTAACCCATATCTCTCCAAAAACAATTGTTGGAATGACAACTCTGGAGTTCCTCAAAAAACCGTCCGTATGTTCCGTCAGAAAACAGCAAGTGTGTTCGATTCAGGATTTGATGGTTACAGTGTTCTTGAAGCATATGCCGATAAACTTTTCGGAGTTGGTGCATATAACGGACATTGCCGTGATGAATTGTTTGAACTTTGTCAGAAAAAAGACATCGGTAACATGGTGGCTAAACTTGAACGTTCTCTTCGTAATGTTGAGAATCCTCTCGAATTCCCTATCGATCTCACCGTTGATGCTGGTCTATCAACCATCTGGGCTACCCGTGAAGCTGTCAAAGCCGATCACTGTATCACAGACCCTAGTATCTGCTATCACTTCGATGATACATACTTCGTTGATACTGACTCGTTGACTCCATACGATGGAACTAACATGGCTTCGAAAATCGGAGATGCATGGGAAGTAGTCTATAATGTCTTCGATAGCTTTGCACGATTCACCCGTAAATCGGTTGGTGGTGTCGGACATCTTCACATTCAAGACCCTCTCCGTCAAATCTTCGTCAATGGTAAGGATTATAAAGTTGTGCAACGTCAAAAAGGTATCACACTTGATCCTGCTACTGGTCAGCCTACTGAGAAGTATGCAACCTTCAGCCGTAACATTTGGGCACCCCTTCGTAACCTCTATGCAGGAACCAACTCTAACTTCTCTGAAAGTCATGCAAACTGGATTAAGAGCTATGATGCAAACACTGATTCTATGATGTGGTTCGGCCCATCTGCATATAAGGCAGCATTGTTTGCCCGTAACGATTCTAACCAGTTCCCATGGACTGCTGCACTTGGATTGTCTAACGGACAGCTTGCGAACATCGTGGATATCGCAATCAATCCTAACCAACGCGAAATGGACCTTCTGACCAAAATCGGATTGAACCCAATCGTTAGATTCCCTAACTCTGGCTATGTTGTCTGGAATACCCTTACTCTCCAAAAAGAGCAAAGTGCATTACAAGAAAACTATGTTCGTCGTGGATTACTCTGGTTGGCAAATGCAATTCAAGAAAATGTTCGTGAATTCATCGGTAAACCAAATACCATCATCACCAGAACCCGCACTAAGAATAAGATTACTCCTATCTGTCAATACATGAAAGATAACGAAGGTGTTTATGCTTACCAAGTTATCTGTGATGAGAGAAACAACACTAACGAATCAGTTGACCGTGGTGAGCTTCGTATTGCAGTGTATGTCCAACCTACACGCACCGTGAAACAAATCCTTGTCGATATCATCGTGGATCGCACAGGTGTCACCTCAAGTGTGGTATTCTAATTAGAAAGATATAAATGAAAAAGCCGCTGATTAATTTCAGCGGCTTTTTGTTTATTTCACGTTATATCTACCACGCCATTCCCTGATCTTATCATTATACTCTTTCAACAACACTGAGTTGGATACAAACTGAGAAGTGACAGTATACCTATCCCCTTCTTTGCTAATCACTGGAGGCACTGTATATGCCTCTAGCGGCGGTTCTATAGGGAAGGCTTCCAAAGGGGTTTCCATGATGCTAGGGACCGTTGTACATGACACCATAACACTACACAGTATTGATAATAATAGTCTATTCATATAAATATTTATTAATGATTGATGTTAACAACCAGCCTGACCTTGATAGCGTATTAGCTGCACTATCGACACCTCCAGCTAAACCTGAGAAGAAAACCTCATCGGATAATGAAATAGTAGAAATGTCCGAAGATGATATCTATAACTTTGTGGTTAATCAGTTGAAAGAGACGATTGAGGCAAATGCCGAAGTGTTAGAACAATCGAAGGATATGGTTTCTCAGATAGGAGATGCAGCAGTTTTAGAATCACATTCTAAAATCGTTAAAAGCCAAGCCGATTTGTTGACCAATCTCGTCTCGACGATGATGGAGAAAAAGAAACTCGCACAAACCGATAAGCATAAAACTCGTGATCTTGATCTTAAGGAGAAAGCCCTTTCAGAGAAAAAACCCTACGGTGATATGCAAGCATTAGGAACTACTAATATCCAGAACAATTTCCTCATGGCAAATCGCGACGATCTGTTTGATTCTCTGTTCGAGAAAGACCCCAATAAAAAACAAAAAGCACAACTTAAGATTAAAGAGGCAAACGGTATATCTGAGGCTATCGAAGGATGATTTACATCACATAGATGTTACCGATAGATGATCCGAATAGTGCATCTATATTATTATATAGTTGATTTTCGTAATCGTTGATAATATCTTCTAAATCCTCTTTAGTGTGTTCATCGGTAAATCGCAAATATGAACCTTGAGGTTTACCCCATGCAAATCGAACAGGTAGAATTTTAGGCAAATCGCGATTAAGAGTTATTTTACCTGTTATGATAAATTGCGCAATACTTTCATTTACAAATTCGAAAGATGCTCTGAGATTTCTATCTCTTGCACTTTTAAATGTTCCCAAGGATTGTGCTAGTGCTTTCTTAAAAGGCTCATCGAGAGTATTTGTATATGGGGTCGGGCGTTTTCCATAATATTCTGCCACTCTAAGGAATAGTTTTTCTACAGTTCGTTCGACTTCCCTATACATATATGGACGTTCGTTTCTCATAGTATCCCGTGCCATTGCATGTCCTAATCTATGGGCTAATGTCCAAGGAGTCATAGGTATTTTCTCTGCACCTTTATTGTTTGTGAAAATACATGTTATTGCATCGTCATCATAATTCATATCTTCCAACTTCATCTTATCTCTTACAAATTTCCAAGGAACCCTACCAAGTTCTGTATATGTATGAATCTTCGGCCCCTTTATTATATAGGCATTTACGGGGTAATCGAGTTTCGCCCATTTCTTTTTAATTCTCTCAGCAGTGAGAGGATTAGCCATCATTTTGATGGACGGTTTATCATAACCGTAGGGTTTTCCGTTCTCCCAATCTCCACGTATTTCTAGATTATCTAATGCATCTTCATTCAGTATACGATTAAAAAAGTCTTTAAATGATTCGTCCAAGTTCATTTAAATATTTATAAGAAATCAAAAATAAGTTGACAATGATATGTAGATGTCGTAATATAGAATATGCAAAGATACATGTTTTATACTGGGGGTTACACGGAGCAATTCCATATAATGGAGGAATCACTAGAATTGGCAATTTTAGGATTAGAGAAATACCTACGAAGTAAAGATTTAGAACAATGTAGAAATAATTTAGAAGCCTATGGGATTACTAAGGAATTTAAATTCCCAAATACTATTATATATCCGAGTGGTAGAACCGTGTATTTCTTAAACTTCGATGATTGGGCTGAAAAAGAAGGATTCTACATAAAACAATTTAAGGGTTTATGTAAACCGGAATCTATTTTTAAATTCGAGGTAGGTGAAGTTTCACAGACGGAGGTAGCATAAATTATGTATAATTCGCCATATGCAATCATTGAACACCATGGGGTCTATTACGTAGTCTCGGAATTCAAAAAACCAGTGTATTCTCCAATTTAGAATTTATGGGAATAGTCTACAATGAAAATGGGGATGCGAAGCATAATAGCTTCGAGGAAGCCCAGAAAACAATCAATCGGTTGTTAGAACATTATAAGGCTTGTAAAGAAGAAGAAAATCAACGTCGAGCTTTACACCGATTGGTTAAGACTGGTAAAGTAGTATCGACCATAACGTTCTAAGTCTAAATGATTCGTTCAAGTTCATTTAAATATTTATTAAAAAACATCAAAGAAGGAGTGTGAAGACTAGCATCCCGCAGTCCCATATCCGATCATAATGATATTCTTGCATCAATTCCCATTCTGTTTTAGTTAAATCAGCATCGGGAAATTTCTTTTTGATTCGGTCTTTAGTATAATTCGAGCGATGTTCTCGAATTAAATAACCGTTTTTATGCATGTAAAAATATCGGGGAGTTGAAACACGAACTTGATCAAATCCAAGGGTTTTATATAATCCCCCTGAACTCCAGCGTCTATCTGCATATGATATTATCGACCTTGGATTGTAGTGTTTGATAAAATATTTTAATAATTTAGATGCTCCACCTACCACATTTAGATTCAATTTATTGCAAAATCTAGACAACTCCCACTCAAGAGATTTATCATATCGTGGAACAGCAAAAGTCATAACTGATACTAATTCTTCATTATGGAAAAGACCTAATTTTATTCTCGACTGATCTTCTCCCTGAATATGATTCTCATGTAGAAAGTTGTTTTTATCTTCATGTGCGATTTCTTTAATCTGACACTGTCGAGCATATATCTTTTTCTCGGTCTTCCCAAGTCTGTTACGAATCATAGACTCGCATATATCCTTCTTATATTTCCATTCATCTTCAAAGATTTGAATTAGGGTTATGCCAAGTTCTTCGCAGCGTTCCAGTTTATCCAGATGATAATTCGGCTGTGTGTTTCCTGCAATTTCAGAATGATAGTAGGTTCCATTAAATTCAATGGCAAACTTATAATCGGGAAAGTAAAAATCTAATTCCCTGTTTTTCAAAGTTTTCCTATCATTAATATTCGGAAACAACTTCAATTGCTGTTCGACAAAATTTCGTATCTCACGCTCACCCTTTGTCGATTTACAATTAGGGCAACCATTAGATAAATTTTCATGAGAATATGCCAGTTGCGATACTTGTGTTTTACATATTGTGCAGAAGTATCCTAAGCGATCATGGCTACCTTTATATGAATCTTCATCGTAGATGTATATATCGCCATGTTTTTTAAAACATCTTTCGAAGAACAAGGATTTGGGAATTATTTTTCTCTTAGATTCTCGTAGACAATGAGAACATCCTGTTGAACTTTTTCTATGTTTATCTGGATATTTCCAGAAAAATTCATTATGCTCTTTACATAGAATTTTCAATTTGACGTTTTTACCATCATAGATTGTTTCACTATAATCGAATCGGTCTTTATAATCATCTGGTAAAGTTTCTAGATAATCTTCGAGAGTATATTTACCATGCGTTCCACTTTTGATTTGGCGAACATTTTTTATACCAGATTTTATTTGCCCACATTCAGGGCATCCACTTCCTGATAAATGATGGGCCACTTTTTGGCGAAAAGTCCCATGCATCGGACATATAATATCGATAACACCCTGATATCCGGTGAAATCTTTCGG